AAAAACTTCTGTCCAAGTATTACCAGTACTTAAAATGTTCTTATAACGAACCTTTTCAAATAGTATCATAAATTAATAGCCTCATTATGTAACTCTTGCAGAACTTTTTCAATCTTAGTTTTATCAGTACTAATCTCTAAGTTCTGGACGTATTGCTTCAGTATAGTCAACGTATCTTGTGCCTCATCGACTAGTTCACTTTCATCGATCACATCTAAGTTCATATGATCTTCGACAACCTTAATGTCGCAAGGTCCAGCGGCTTGTAGTCTGTCTAAGAACAGATCGAAAATATATGGATTACTCTTGTTTCTTACTATAACCTTTATGAAGGTGTTTGTCAAGTTCGAAGTGTCTAAATGTGCAATATCTTCGATGGTCATATCAGCATCATCGTACATGATCTTGTGGAATAGACTAAACGGATTACGAATGTATTCCATCTTGCGAGAGTCAGTATCGAATACACTGAAGCCACGCTTTTGATCATGATCAGACCAAGTCATTTCATACTGGGCACCTAGATAAGATATGTTGCCAATAGAAGATGGCTGATGAAAGTGACCAGAATATACTGAATCAAACTTAGCAAACGTACTACGGTCCATACCATCAGCACATAGATGTCCTTTGTCCATCTCATAACCAGTGATCTCAAAGTGACCCATGAGTATCTGTGCTTTCGTATCAGCCATTGCTTTCATGGACTCTGCATAGTTTTCAGAACATAGCCAGGGAGCAAGCATAATCTTACACCCGTCCATGTCTAACTCAACTGGCTTTTCCCAATATAGATGTAGATTTTTATGACTTGTATTGCCATACAACTGTCTAAGACTGTTTACATCGTTAGTGTTCTTAAAGTAAGTATCATGGTTGCCAGCAATCATGTACATTTCAATGCCTTCGTCAGCACATACTTTCATGAAATGATCTTCAAGGTTCTTAGCAGTAACGAAATTAATATACTTACGCCGATCTGTAACATCGCCTAAGTGAAAGATAGTTTTGATATTATTTTCACGTAGATGTGGGAAGAAAACTTCCCGATAGAACTTTATCTGATGTTCAGCAATTGCGGCATTATCATTTCTCGCACCCCAATGTGTATCATTTAGGATAGCAATCTTCATTCTTTTTCCTCTTTTGTTTTATCCTCATCGATGAATTTCTCTAAGCCCTTCTTGGATTTGGTCTGGGCTTTTTTCTTGTCTTCCATCTTCTTTTCATATCCACGAACAAAGTCGGTCATGTAGTCATTATTCAAATCGATATAAGCAGGTTCACCACTAGTATCAACAGTCCCTTCTGCATGATCAACAGCAGTACCAGTCATAACAGAATTCTCTGTGACCTTATGCTTGATATACAGTTGCTTCTTCTCTTTCTCAATTCTCCGCAGAAATGCGTACCAAATAATCTGAGTGAAGTAAGCAAACGGATTATGGGACTTGTTAGGATCAAAGTTACCAAGTGCCTGTATTGCGTTCTCCAAACCATCACTGATCATCTCATCTTTATATGAGTAACCTGAGAAGTTAGGCTTAGATGCAAGCCTAGTAGATATCTGATAGATACACTGTCCTATGTAGTTGGGTATCTGCGGTCTTTTATCACCAGAATCTTCTGCTTCACTGCATAGCTTTTTGTATGCTATGATAGCTTCCAGAAACTCTGGATTGTTAACGTAATTTCTCTTTGCCATGCATTTCACTCCTTATTGTGTACAAGTATAACCCTTTTAGCCTCGTTTGTCAAGTAAAATTTTATGTAAAAATAATTGAAAAATGTATTGACATGGCTGAGGAATAGTGTATAATTGAGTTATACGAATGTTAAAACACTAATGCTTTATAGAATCTTTAGACTCTAGGTAAGCAACTAATATATCTTCAACTTCTTCTATCTGCTCAACTGTATCTTCTCTGGTTTGATGTTGGGATCTAAGACTCTTCAGTTCTGTGAGTCGTTCAGCAAACGTATCGTAGTATTCAATAGCTTTGTCGTTTGCTTGTCCCCAAAATGTGATATCGTTAAGTGACAGGTCTACGCTGTTTGCCTCAGAAAGAAGCATCCAGCTTTTAGCAAAGAATCCGTGTACAGGATGTATCTTGACTTGAATGGGATTTTCAATAGTTACTTCGTTTTCATCACTCGCTAAGAATGTAGCGATAAGATCATCTCCCGATTTCATTTTGATATGAATAAGCATCTAATCTCCCTTTATGTTAACATTATATATACGAAACTCAAAACCTTCTTCATTGTAAACTTTCACTCTTTCCATAAAATGCTTTGTTGCAAAGTTCTTACTACTCTTCCACTGTAGATCATCAACTATATCATATAGTGTTGCTTTCGTGTTGTCACTGCTTTTACGCAGTACACGACCTATTGATTGTAAGTTTCGAATCTTCGATTTAGAAGGGCTTGCAAAAACGATATTATCCAAACGCTTAATATTAACCCCAGTGCTAAAAGTACCATAACTAGCGAGAATAATATTATTATTGCTTGACTCAACCAAATGCCTAACTGCTTCACGATCTTCAGCACCAACAGCTCCGTGGATAAAGTGTACGGTTTTGTTACCTCCCTCAAGCATCGGATGCAGTACTTTGCCGTGTTTTTCAACAAACTGAAATAAGATGAGTGTGTTTCCTTCGAGGCTGTGTGCGAGATTTTTGATGTATTTGTTTCTTGATTCATTACTCACTATCCAGTCGATTTCTTCTTGATACGTCTTATTTTTATTTAGCTTCCTAATTTCATCAGGGTATTGAAGAACGATTGCAGTGATACCAAAGTCTGCGAGTGTGTTATCTTCAATCAACTTCTTGGTCTTTGTGACTTCGTAAACAGAGCCAAAGAGTCCTTCTAATACAAGTTTATGTGTCTGGGTACCATCTAATGTACCAGTAAACCCATATCTATATTGACACTCAGGCATTTTTTCTAGTACTTTAGTCAGCGACTTAGCCTTAAACAAGTGCGCCTCATCTCCTACTACAACGTCAAACTTAGCGAACCAATCTTTTCTTAACTTGTATACAGATTGCCAAGTTGTGATAGTTATGTCTGCATCAACGTTCTTATCAATGCCACCACGAATCTTATGAATCGATAACTCATTGCCATTATTGTATTCAATGAAGTCTGAAGCCATTTGTTCTACTAGCGATGTAGTAGGTACAACAATTAGCACTTTTCTGTTAGCGGATTCTATGTGAAAGCGTGTTAACAAGTATATAATGAACGACTTACCAGAAGCAGTAGGCGATAATAGTAACGCTCTCTCGCTCCTTAATGCGTGAACAACTGCTTCATTTTGATAGTCACGTGGAACAAAAGTTGATTTGAATTCTTTTGCGAGTTGCATACCAGCATCATCATTCACTACATTGTTAGGCACTAAGCCTTTGTCAATCGTTACGTGATATTCTCTTGTATTACAAAACTTGAGTACATACGGAATCAAACCAGCATAGATCATGCCAGTCATTGTGTTCAACAACCGTATCTTGCCGTCCCAAACTTTGTTTCGAACAGCGGGCATGAACTTAGCGCCAGGCACTTCGAATGTGAAGTACTCGCTCATTTCCATCTTGATCCCTGGGTCTGCGTTTACTCTTATGTAAACGTCATCGACCTTTTCAATACTCACATTATCCATTAAGCACCTGTTCTAAACCGCTCCCAGTCTATAATTGATTTGATTTGAAATCCACGATTATTTATCTGCTTGATAATAGATTCGAGGTACTCTACTTTTTGCTCTTGCGCTCCAATCTTAAGAGATGCATCGATGATATCATCATCCGCATCTATGTAAGACGGAATGTCTTGTCTGAGAATTTTAAGAGGTTGTGGTTCCCATCCATACTGCTTGAGTTCAGTAACGTCAAGTTCACCTTTGTAGTACTCAGTCTTTAGCTTGTGTAGCTTTTTGTAATCAGCCTTCATCTTCTTTAAGAGATAACCTTCTCCCATATAGAACTTGAAGTACTTGTTGTGTAGTTTTGGTATCTCAGAGGATTCTCTAGAGATGTTGATGGTATCCACTGGTCCATCTTTTTCCCATTCTTTAATGATCTCATCTATCTTCATAATATCTCCATAATTAAGTACATGTGCAACTATACTAGTCTACACTATATTCAGTAAAAAGTCAACTCTAAACTGTAATGCTATAGCCGCTATATTTAAACGTCACATCAAATGTAGGTGGTACTACATCTGTATCACTAGTATTTAGCTGTATTGGTCCAATGCTAATTGGGAATACGTCTGTGAATGATATCTGTATGTTACTATTCTTGTTACTATCCAGAATGATCAACGATGCATCTGACATACTGCCTTTACCGTCTGAAGTGACACTAGTTGCACCGCCTACGACAGGAGCATTGAGTCCTGCGTATCCTTCAAATCCCTCAGCACGTGTGACTGCATGTAACCAATCCCAACACTCTCTGAATGATGCAAGGTTTTCATCAGCAACGAGAGTGACATTCAAGTCATCAAAGATAAGCTTATCGCCAGGTGTATAGATGTTCTTAAACGGAGTAGACCTTTCTGCCGCACCAGAGTTGATGCCAGGTACATTGATCTGTTGAACATAGAACTCTGTGTTAGGCAATCTATTGATTACTAACTTAAACTCTACCGGTGATAAAAAGTTTGATGTTGACATGATATCCTCTATCAAAGTTGTATAGTACTATTTATATAGCGTATGGTAGACGATAGCGAACTTTAGCGGGTCGCCTCTATTAAGTATCACGCCCCATAATACTCTGCCATACTGTTATATTTATACAGACAAAAAAAAGAGGCTCCGAAGAGCCTCTTAAAGTCAGTTGGGTTATTTCTAATCTTCCCGATCAGAGTCCCAATCTTATTTTTATAGCAAGTTAGAAACTGCTGTACGTCTGTAGTAAACGTTAGTGTTGGCAGCAAGTGCGCCAGATCCAACAGTTGTACCTTGTGCGAATGGGTTAGAAACCATTCCGTAACGAGTTTTGAAGCCCAGTTTTGACTGGAAGCTGTTCTCGCCAACTGCACGAACCATTTGCAATGGTACATATGGGCAATAGAAAAGACCAGCATCAAATGCGCTAGAACCTTTATAACCTACTACCATGTAGTTTGCACCGGCATATGGATCGATGTACACTCTAAAGCGACCGTTAAGAACACCAGCAAATGTGTTGCCTGTGTCATCTGGGTTCAAGTTGTTAGAGTTAAGTGCTGGAGTGTAATCAAGAACGCCAGCCATTTGAAGTGCAGAAGCAACATCAGATGAACATACGATCATGTTACCTTTTCCTCTACGAGTGTCTTTAGCGATTTGATTCGCTTCTTTCTCGATTTGGAACATCAAGCCTTTGAACTTCTCTACTGACCAACGGCCATTAGCATCAACGTCTAGGTTGAAAGTACCTGCACTAGCAACACCACTCTGAGAACCAGCAACAGCGTTTGAATACACTGTACGGATTACTTCACGGTTGATTTCAGCAAGCAACTCAGCAGACAACATGTTTGCTAACTCAGTCTCAGCATCCAAACCATGGATAGCTTTAAGGTCTTGAGCAAGCTCAGTTGTGTACTCAGCTTTCAAAGCACGTGACTTAGCAGTTACAGATACTTTCTCAATTGAGAAAGACATTTGAGCGAACTCAGCTCCGACACCGTCACCAAGTGCTTCTGCATCAGCAGTATCAAGGCCGGTACCAGTTGTTTCTGACCCTGCACCCAATGCGTTAGCATGAGTACCAGTACCAGAGTAATCGGTATCTGCTTCTCCGTAGAAGGCTTCTGGCTTATTAGAAGTATCTTCGTACTTAGAACGCATAGCGAAGATCAAGCCAGTTGGGCCAGTCATCGGCTGTACGCCTGCGATATCATATGCAACCAAGTTAGGCATTGCACGGCGTACTAGTGAGATCAGTACGGGATCATATTTAGCCATATCAGCAGTAGAGTTAGCTGGTGCGGCTTCGTTCAACAAAGATCCAGTGCCAAGGCTTTCACCTTCACGCATTGACTCTTCAGTGTTCTCCAAAAGAGTTGCCGTTACGGCCGCTCTGTGAGAATCTTGGATGCCGGGCAGAGCGCCATGCTCTAGAATCGGCTTCCACTTTTGCATTAGTTCTTCATTTCTCATTGTGGTTCTCCTTTTTTGAGATTTTACTTAGTATTATTTATAAAAATTTATTTTGCGGCAAAGCGGCCAAGCGATTCCGCATAACGAGCCATCGACGGGTCAATAACAGGTTGTGCTTCTTCCGCAGTCTCTTCTTGTAGAAGATCGGTTTCGTCTTCTTGCACAGGAGCAGGAGCTTGTTCAGCAAAGTAAGAAGTTTTAATAGCTTCCATCTTAGTTGTAAACTCTTCTACTGATTCGTAAGACACGCCTTCTGAGAGAACACGCAATTTTTCGACTTGAGTGTCTGTTAAGTCCTCAGAAATAGTTTTGAATGCGATGTCAAGATCAGCCTTTTCTTTCGCTTCACGAACTTCAATCATTTGCTCAACGACTTCGTTGTACTTAGAAGTGGACTCTTCGAGTCTAGCTTCCAAATCAGCAACTACATCGACTTGCTCATCATCGATTTCCATGTTATGCTCAATAACAAGACCTTTGATACTTGTCAATAGTGATTCAGCGACTTCAACTTTAATGTTGCTTTCGACTTCAACCTTGTTGTCTTCCATCCAGCTTTCTACTACGTAGTCTAGATATTGGTCAACTTTTTCTACCAACTCGTCTACAGTAACATTAACTTGCTCCTGTAGATCACTTTCAAACTTTTCTTCAAGTGCGGCTTTTTCAGCAGTCACTTTTTCTTGTACAGCGGCTTCGAAGATAGCTACTGTTTGTGTTTTAAAATCTTCTGACAATTCGGTGCCTTCAAATAGACGCTCGACTGCTTCTTTCAGTCCTTCGTCATTTGAGCCCTGTGGTGTTTTCACATCGTCTTCGATGTTGTCTGCCTTAGGATCAGCTGCCTTTTTAACATCGCCTTTACGCTTTTTTACAGCGCCGCCAGCAGGTGTTACAGGATCAGCCGCAACAGAATCTTCACCAGTTGCTTTGGCTTCGTCCAAGTCTAGATTCTTCTCTAGTTCTTCACTCATTTGGTTTCTCCTTTAATAGTAGGTGTTTATCTATTATATTTATAAAAATCATGTTTTTGACAATGAACTTACAAATTTTTCAAAAAGAGCGGCAGCCCTAATCTCCAATTCCCTTGTAGATACTTTTGCCGTCTCTTTGATTTCCTCTTCAATTTGATCAAATGCATTTGCCATTGTCCAAGAAGAAGATGCTACATCGTAGACCCAATCAACGCCTTCCATAACACCCTTAACGAATGCGTCTGGTGCTGATGGATCTGCAACGATATCTCCAGCAGTAGCTAACATAAAGTCGCCCTGCACTTCCATAACTCCATCTTTGTTTTGCTTAATAGAACCCATGCCACGTGATGAGATACCAAGATTTGCGCCTTCATCGATAAGACTTTTAACGATCTTACCCATTGGAGTATCCATGACTTTAGCACGTCCAATGATATTGGATCCGTCCTGTTTAAGTTCTGTAAACATATGTGACACACGATCTAAATTGATTGTAGGTCCAGCTGGATGACCCAACTCGCCATATGCACGTTTTGCTTCAACGTAATTCTTATTATATCTGGTCATCTCTTTAATGAGAGTAGACGCTGGATACATACGACCATTTCTATTTTTGATGTCGCCTTGCATGATGACGCCTTCAATGAAATAGTTTTTGCCTGTTTTCTCGCCTTCTTCGTTAAGAATGTCTTCCGAGATGTATTGTACGTCTTCAACGATTTCTTTGATTAATAGAGACATATTATTTCTTCCCTGCAGTCATTGCGAATTGAACGATCTGCATAAACTTTTTACTGTCATTCAGCATACCGTCAACCTTCTTTTTATTTGAACCACTCAACTGCTTATGCATTGATAGGATCATAGATGCGGTAGTAAGATCGACTTTCTGTTTCTTACCGTCTTTGAACTTTACTTGTCCAATTGACTTTGTTTTAACGATCTTAGCTAAATCTTCAAGAACACCTTCAACAATGATCTCTTCTTCAGCTTCAATCTCTTCGTAGACTTCTTTATCTTGACCTTCCTCACGATCAGCCTCACGCTTCTTTTTCTTCTTGCCTTTAATCTCACCTGAGAACTGGTCATCAGGTGCGACAGGATGATCACGCTTGTCAACGATATGTTTGTCTAAAAAATTCTGCTCGTCTGGAGACTTTGGTTTGTCTGTAGTCTCAGCAAGCATTTCCTTAAAGCTTTTCATTGTTGCCCCTTACTCTTGGTCTGTTACTGCTTCTACGTCTGGTTCTGAAACTGGCTCTTCAACTTCTACTGCTTCGCCTGCACCAAAC